GCGTAGATGCCTCAAGTAACACTCGACACGAAAGCCGTTCTGATCGATCGACTGTATCGCATCTGTGAGGATGCACCGAATCCGCTGCCGCAATACTCAGATCGGGATGCCGAGCTGCTCAACTCCGCATTTAATGCGATCCTTGACCTGATCGAACCATATGCGAGCCAGCGATGACGCAGCCCATCAATCGCGACCAGCTCTACACATACGGCGAGGTTCGCAAGCTGCTCGGAGTCTCTGAGAACTGGATCTACTGCCGCCGCAAAGAAGGGCTCCCCGTCGTCAGCGTTGCGGGCCGAGTGTGGATCGAAGGATCTGACCTGCTCAATTTCATGAGATCAAGGAAGGTAACAACATGACGGCTCACGAACGCCGCACTGAACTGGCCCGCATTCTGGATATGAGGATGCGTCGCCACCATCTGACCACGCACGGAGTCGCCGAACTCACACGCGACCTGCTACGCGCTGATATCTGTTCTGACACAGATCCGCCAGAGTGGACAGGCCGCTATGTCGAAGCTGTTCTCGACACAACCCGCGACGGTGCAGCACTTATGATCGACGCCATCGACACATATGAGGGCATTCCTGAGCCGCTGGCTGGTACCGAGTCGCTCCCCGGAAGCGAAGAACGCATCGCCGAGTACGCCGCCCGGTTTGAACGCGGTGAATCTGTGTTTTCACGTCTCGACGCAACCGTCGCACTGTAAGGAGTTAATCAAGCATGTTGCCAGACAAGCTCAACGAGACTCTGGCGAGCCATAGACAGTGGCTTGCCAATGGCGGCGGAATACGTGCCGACCTGAGTGGTGCCAACCTGCGTGGTGCCGACCTGAGTGGTGCCAACCTGCGTGGTGCCGACCTGCGTGGTGCCATCCTGAGTGGTGCCGACCTGAGTGGTGCCAACCTGCGTGGTGCCATCCTTCCTCACGTTCAAATCCCATCCGGAGACTTGATCGTCTTCAAGAAGCTCAATGGCGGACACATCGCGACGCTTCGCATTGCATCTCACGTAAAGCGGACTGCGAGCCTGGTTGGCCGCAAGTGTCGTGCTGAATCCGCAGAGGTGATGGCAATTACGCCGCATGTGCAATCATGCGAGTCAGAGCGTGGTGCGACGTACACAGTTGGAGAACACGTATACCCTGATTGGTACGACGACGACATTCGCGTCGAATGCACTCATGGGATTCACTTTTTCCTGACTCTCGAAGAAGCAATGGAGTGGTAACTAATGAGGATCAACAGCAAACAGCTAACCGCAGCACTCAGCGTTGTGGCTGGCGTGTGCCCGTCGCACTCGCCGAACGAGACTCTCAAGTTTGTCAGATTGACCAGAACTGAAGGCGACAGGCTGACGATTTACGCGACAAATCAAGAGACTGCAATTACGCACGTTGTTGCCGTCGAGCCAGGGCCGCCGATCAACGTGCTCGTTCGCCCTGATCGGCTGACAGCAATGCTGCGAGGACTCGACGAAGACGTCACGCTCGACCAGAACGGAGACACGCTGATTCTTGTCGCTGGCGGCATGACGACCGAGCTTGAGGCTCCGCCGGCTACCGCATTGCCTGACTTCTCAGCAGTCGACAGCGGCAGGCCGTACACGATCGACGCATCCGATCTGCGGCGAGCATTGCGAATCTGTCAGGCCGCTGCCGAACATGTGCCGCAGGCTGTGCGACCGTTGCACGGCGTCTGCATCGAAACGGGCGACGTGATCCACTGCGTTGCGACCGACGCCAAGAAGATGGCCGTCGTGCCGATTCCGTACGAACGCGACGGCGAGATCGATGGCGACTGCCGCGAAGTCGTCCCGCTGCCGGCGGTCAAGCTGATCGCGAACTCGCTGCCTGAAACCGGCACCGTGGGAATCTCTTTCTGGCTACAGGGCGGCGTCAGCGTCGTCAGCGAACACACGACAGTTCACACGCGAACGCTGGCCGGCAACTTCCCGAAGTGGCAGACAATCGTCGAATCGTCCGCCGCAGTCCATCAACTCTCGCTGCCGATTGAGCCGTTCCTGTCGAGCGTTCAGCGAGTTGCAGTCACGACCAGCGTTGATCGGCAAGCGATCAGCGTCGACTTTAACGCGAGCGGCATCGACCTGAAGACGCAGGCCGCTGATGTTGGCAAGACAACCTGCCACCTTGACGCTCCAGCCCCTGAGCTGGACTGCGTTATCACGCTGAACTCTCAGTACCTGACTGACGCACTGCGAGCACTCGGAAAGGATTCCGAAGTGCAAATCTATTACGCGGATGCGGACAAGCCGTTCGAGCTGCATCTCGACGATGACTCATTCTTCCTCGTCATGCCTTTGGAGAGCTGAGGTGCACGGTGGCACATTACGAAAGCGTGCTCGGTATCCCGTGGGAATCAAGTAAGTCGGACGCGAAAACTGACTGCTACTTCACCTATGTCTGCCAGCAAGTACGGAGTTCGCTGGCCGATCCCGAAGGGCCTCACGGGCTATCGCACAACGATATTGATGACTGCCTGCAGGTCGTATTCCTGCACTGCAACCGCTGCCTGAAGTATTTCGATCCATCGAAATCGAAGATCAGCACATTCATGACGCGGATGATCAAACAGGGAGTTCACCAGTACCTGAAGTCGTACTACGGCGGCGAGCAGTTCATCCCCTTCAGCGAAGCCGAACAGAACTCGCCGCACGACTTCGCAATGTCAACAGCCTACGAGTCGACGGCGGTGACGGATGGCAACCGAATCGCGTTAGTAGACGCGAAGGCGAAGACGAGAGTGCTCAGTAAGTATGAGCGTCTCAATCCCGCAAGTATGCACGATACGGAAGACGACGATGGAACTGACACAACCACTGACGAGTAAGACGCTGCGGATGTTTCGGAAATGCCCGCAGCTATTCCATCGGCACCAGAGCGGACTGCTGCCTCACTCTGAGCCGAAGGCGTACCTGATCGAAAACGCGACGCGGTATCTGATTCTGAAAGGCCGCGAAGCGTTCGATGCGAAGTATGTCATCGGTGGCGACAGGCCGATCAATCCCAAGACTGGCAAGCCGTTTGGCACTGAGACGAAAGCCTATGCTGAGTGGCGAGCTACCGTTGAGCAGGAGATTCTCACGGAAGAGGAAGGACTCGATGTCATCAACATGGCCGCCAGTGTTCACGCTCACGATACGGCAGCCGAGCTGCTGTCAGGCGGTGAAGCGTTTAAGCACATCGAAGGCGAGGTGCATGGGCTGCCGGCTACCGCCTTGATCCACTGGCTGAGCTGGCGAGGCGAGATCGTTGAGATTGACATCATCAACGACCTTGAGCGATTTCAGCAACAGGCCATCGACGGCGACTACGCACACCGTCTGGAGTTTCAGGAGCGTCTACTGTATGGCCGCAACAACTCGGACGGGCTTTACCTGATCGCCGTCGAACGCAAGGAACCATACCGCTGCGGAGTGTGGGAGATCGGTATGCACTCCGCTGCCGACGCATCTGGAGACAATCACGACGCTTGCGAGTGTATCAAAGACTCGCTGAATTCCAATAACTGGCCAACCTACTACGAAAGCGTGAGGACAATCTAATGATGACAGCAGAAGAAATTGTGCGAGTTGAGATCGACTTCCACTTGCACGCGTGCGACCAGCTGCGGGGAGTCACGATCGACTATCTGACGTGCCAGCATCGGCTCAACGAGTGGCAGGAGCATTTTAACAACGCCTGCGAAAACGTGCGGTCGCTGATCAATCCGGGCGACTACCGAATTACGCTGATTGACAACCGCGTTTTCGCCATCGCAATGGATCAGGATGGCGAAATCAGCATCAACGAACTCGTGAATCGAAGGAGTGTGAATTGAGCCTTGCAAACATCCAGAAAGGCAAACAGCCGAAGCCGCGACGCATCATGATCTACGGCGTCCACGGCATCGGCAAGAGTACGTTCGGTGCAATGGCTCCGTCGCCGATCTTTGTCCCGACTGAAGACGGCATTAGCGACATTGACGTCGACTCGTTCCCGCTCGCTGAAACGTATGAAGCGTTTCTGGCGAACCTTCGCACACTGGCGACTGAAGATCACGATTATCAGACGGTGGTGATCGACTCCGCCGACTGGCTTGAACGGCTGATCTGGGCTGATGTTTGCAGTCAGCACAAGGTCAAGAACATCGAAGACATCGGATACGCGAAGGGGTATGCGTTCGCATTAAGTCAGTGGGGCGAGGTGCTTGCGGCACTCAACTACCTACGCAACGCAAAGAGTATGGCAGTCGTTCTGATTGCACATGCCTTGATCGAGAAGTTCGACAATCCAGAGACAGAGTCGTATGACCGCTACTCGCCTAAGCTGCACAAGAAGGCATCTGGCGTCGTGCAGGAATGGTGCGACGAGGTTCTCTTTGCGAACTATCAGACCTTCACACGCAGTGAAGATCAGGGGTTCGGCAAGGATCGCAACATTGCGACAGGAAGCGGCGAGCGAATCCTGCGATGCTCTGAGCGACCTGCTCACGTCGCTAAAAATCGGTGCGGGCTTCCCGACGAAATCGCTCTCGATTGGCGAGAGTATGCACGTTACGCATTCAAGCAAGGAGATGCGGCCTAATGGTGGCAATTAACGACGGCGGCAATAACGGATTCGATGCGACTGCGGTTGAACCGCAGAAGGCATTCGAGCCACTGCCAGCCGGTGATTATCTGTGCGTGATTACCAACAGTGAGATGAAGCCGACGAAGAAGGGCGATGGTCAGTATCTGGAAGTGCAACTGGAAGTGCTCGACGGTCCACACAAGGGCCGCCGACTGTTCGACCGGTTCAATCTCCAGAATCCAAATCCGCAGGCAGTGGAGATCGCACGGCGACAGTTCAGCGGACTCTGCCACGCTGTCAATGTCATGCGTGTTCAGGATTCGTGTCAGCTTCACAACATCCCCTGCGTCGTGCAGGTGAAGTGCAAGAAACGAGACGACAACGGCGAGTGGTCGAACGAAGTCGGCGGCTACAAGGCGAAGTCGACTACCCCAGCGGCGACGGCTCCGGCAGCCGGGGGAGCTGCCCCGTGGGCTCGCTAAGCCGGCAGAAGGGCAAACGCGGAGAGCGTGAAGCAGCCGCAGAACTGAAGCGAGTTCTCGGCTGCACCGCTCGACGCGGGCAACAGTTCAGCGGCGGCAGCGAGTCACCTGACGTTGTAACGAATCTGCCGGGTGTGCACTTTGAGGTTAAGAGGGTTGAGAAGCTCAATCTTCAATGTGCGATGGATCAGGCGGTGCGTGACGCTGTTCGCGACGTGCCTGTCGTCCTGCATCGCAGGAACGGTGCGAAGTGGTTCGTGAGCGTCTACCTCGACGATCTGCCTGAGTTGGTGGATCGCATTAGTGAGTTCAGGCAGAAAGGTGGTGTGTGATGCCGAAGATTCTTGACGTATGGCAAGATGAAGACTCCACACAATTTGCGATCCATAGTTCTGTAAGCAAAGTGGAGTTCGACATCTCCGGAGCTTCGTTCTTTTGTACTCAGCAGGACGCACGCGAGATCGGCGAGCGGCTGATTCAGAAGGCCGATGAGCTTGAGGCAAAGCAGTAACGACGCACTAACGCAACGGAGTGCATCCAGTGGAGCTGAGGTACTACCAGCAGGACGCGATCACGGCGGCCTATTCACATCTCAGGACTCGCGACGACAACCCCGTCATCGTGATTCCGACCGGTGGCGGAAAAACTCCCGTCATTGCCACCATCTGCCGTGATGCTGTCCAGCAATGGGGCGGGCGAGTTCTGATACTTGCTCACGTCAAGGAGCTGCTTGAGCAGGCTCACGACAAGCTGCAGACGGTCTGCCCTGATATTGAGGTTGGCCTCTACTCCGCTGGGCTCCGTTCACGTCAGACGAAACAGCCGGTCATCGTGGCCGGTATCCAGTCTGTCTACAAGCGAGCTGATCAACTCGGCAAGTTCGACCTGATCCTGATCGACGAAGCACATCTGATTCCGCTCGACGGCGACGGCATGTATCGGCAGTTTCTCGCCGATATGCAGGTCATCAACCCGCATGTTCGATGCATCGGATTGACGGCCACTCCGTACCGGCTGAAGGATGGCCTGATCTGCGATCCGGAGCACTTCCTGAATCATATCTGCTACGAGGTCGGTGTCCGTGAGCTGATCCATCAAGGCTTCCTTTGCCCGCTGAAAGGCAAAGGCGGCGTCGCCAAAGCGGACTTGTCTAACGTGCATGTTCGCGGCGGCGAGTGGGTGGCTGACGAGCTTGAGGACGCATTCAACGCGGACGAGGTCGTCGTTGCTGCCTGTCGTGAGATCGCGGAACTGTGCCACGATCGCAGGTCAATCCTGATCTTCACCTGCGGAGTCGCTCACGGGCAGAACGTGGCTTACACACTATCTCAGATCACCGGAGAGGAGTGCGGTTTTCTATGCGGCGACACATCCGATGCGGAGCGTGCGGATCTGCTTTCACAATTCAAGGCAGGTCAGCTTCGATGGCTGGTCAACGTCAACGTACTGACTACAGGGTTCGATGCCCCGAATGTCGATGCTGTGGCATTGCTCCGGTCAACGCTCAGTCCGGGCCTGTATTATCAGATGGTCGGTCGCGGCTTCCGGTTGTCATGCGACAAATCTGACTGCCTTGTACTCGACTACGGCGACAACGTCACGCGGCACGGGCCTGTCGATGAGATTCGCGTAGACAATAACCGCAAAGGCAACGCCAGCAAGGGCGAGGCTCCCGCGAAAGAGTGCCCGGTGTGCCATGAGTTGATCGCGTGCGGATATTCGATCTGCCCTGAGTGCGGCTATGAATTCACAAGCAGCGAAGCTCGGCACGAACACACGGCGTCGAATACTGGTGTGCTGTCCGAGCAGTTTGAGGATGAGTCGGTCGAGGTCATCGACGTCTCGTACTCGGAGCACACTAAACGCGGTGCCGACGAAGGCACGCCGAAGACGCTTCGTGTCGATTATCAGATCGGCATCGGCGAGCGAGTCAGCGAGTGGGTGTGTGTTGAACACGCTGGCTGGCCGCGACAGAAGGCTGAGCAGTGGTGGGCTAAGCGGTCTCTGACGCCATGTCCTGATACTGCTGCTGAAGCTGTGCAGTGGAGTGGGTGCCTCGCCATGCCGGACGTGATCACAGTCCGCAGATGGCCGGGTAAGCAGTGGCCTGAGATTGTGTCAGCGGAGATCACGCAACCACTGACCGAACTTGACGAGCTGACGGCGGTCAGCATGGCCGAAGAGGATTTACCGTTTTGACCAGCATGAAAAAAGACGACCTGCTGAGGCTGCTTGGTGAGATTATCAAGCGAACAAAGACTGAGGACAAGCAGGAGATTGTGAGATTTCTTAATGAGCCTCAGGGTATGGACTACTGCGGCAAACACTCAGCGTACGACTGGTTCCTGATTCTTAAAGAAAGGCTCAACCCATGACGCTCAACCAGCTTGATCCAAAACAGGCAGATGGCTGGATCGAAACATACTGCCGCACGCAATTCTGGCCACTGACTGCTGAAGGGCATGTTTACCTGAACGACATCGCCCATCATCTCGCCTTGCGAAATCGGTTCAGTGGGGCAACGGACAAGCCGTACAGCGTAGCTCAGCACAGCGTACTTGTTGCCCGCGTGCTGGAGCCGTACGGCAGGGACGTGCAGCTTCAGGGCTTGCTGCATGATGCAGCGGAAGCGTATCTGCCAGATATTCCGCGACCGATCAAGCAGGACGTCTATCTGTGGTGCAATGGCACCATGAAAGAGTTCAGCGAGGTCGAAGATGCGATCATGCAGCGAGTGTGTGAATACGCAGGCTGCGACTGGCCACCGCATTCGGCTGTTAAGGAAGCAGACAACCGAGTCTGTGCGACAGAGCGACGCGACCTGATGCAGAGTGGCCATGATTGGGGGATTATGGATGAGATTGAGCCATACTCATTCAGGATCAATCCGTGGAAGTGGTCGAAGGCTGAGCTGAAGTTTATCCAGATGTTTGAGGAGCTGCTGTGATGCATTATCACGAATTCATTGCCAGCAAGCAGCTTGCTGATCAGCCGTCAGGGTTTGAACCCGGCGAACTGAATCCGCGACTGTTCGACTGGCAGAAAGATGTAGTCCGCTGGGCGTGTATGCGTGGCCGCTTTGGCGGGTATGAGGACTGCGGACTCGGCAAGAGCTTTCAACAACTCGAATCAGCCCGTCTGATTCATGAGCACACGGCCAAGCCTGTCATCATCTTCGCACCGCTCGCGGTTGCCGAGCAAACGAAACGTGAGGCAGCGAAGTTCGGCATTGAATGCGACGTCACTGTCTGTAAGCAGGCATCAGACGTGAGGCCGGGCATCAATGTCGCCAACTACGAACGACTCCACAAGTTTGATCCGTCAACATTCGGCGGTGTCATCCTCGACGAAGGGAGTATCTTAAAGAGTCTCGACGGTAAGACACGCAACGCACTGCTGACAAACTGGATCAGCGTACCTTACCGGCAGAGCTGGTCGGCAACTCCTGCACCGAATGACTTCATGGAAATCGGCAACCAGGCTGCGTTCCTCGGAGTCATGAAACGCAGCGAGATGCTGGCAACTTTCTTTGTTCATGACGGCGGCGACACAAGTAAATGGCGACTCAAGGGCCATGCTCGTGATGCGTTCTGGCGATGGATGGCGAGCTGGTGCGTCATGCTGCGTCGCCCGTCTGATCTCGGATACCCAGACGACGGCTACAACCTGCCGCCGATTGAGTACCGACATCACATCGTTGAGTCGGAAGCGACTAACGGGCATCTGTTCCATGCGTCAGGCGGATCGCTGGCCGATCGTAGAGCTGCTCGCAAAGACAGCCTGAGCGACCGAATCGACGTTGCGGCGGATCTTGCGGCTACAGAAACGCCATGCGTCGTCTGGTGCAACCTCAACGACGAAGGCACTGAGCTGGCGAAGACGATTCCTGATGCGGTCGAAGTCGCAGGCCGGCATTCGATCGACCAGAAGGAAGAGATTCTGTCTGCGTTCTGTCAGGGGCAGATTCGGTGTCTGGTCACAAAGCCGAAGATCGGCGGGCATGGACTGAACTGGCAGCACTGTCCGCACACGATCGTCTTTCCGACTGACTCGTTTGAGCAGTGGTATCAGATGATTCGCCGCTTCTGGCGATTCGGCCAAGCGTCGACGGTTGTTGTTGATACCGTCGCGTCGCAGGCCGAAGACGCTGTCATCCAGAACCTGCAACGCAAAGAATCGGAAGCTCGGCAGATGTTCGACGGCATCGCCAGTGCAATGAGCGAGCTTTCACGCGAGGCAATCCGCTCGACAGTTCGCACTCACTCACAGTACCTGCCACAAGAGAAGATGGAGATTCCAGCATGGATGGGCGTGTAATTGATCAGTCAGCCGGTGAGAACTGGCAACTATACAATGGAGATTGCGTTGAAGTCGTCGGCGGACTTCCTGACGAATCTGTCGGCTTCGCAGTGTTCTCGCCACCGTTCGCGTCGCTGTATACCTACAGCAACTCTGAACGGGATATGGGCAACTGCAGTTCATACGATGAGTTCTGGCATCAGTTCCAATTCCTGATCAAAGAACTCTACCGAGTCACGAAGCCGGGCCGACTTGTCAGCGTCCACTGCATGAACCTGCCGACGACGAAGTCGCACCACGGACACATCGGCATTCAGGACTTTCGCGGAGACATTATTCGCGAGTTTGAAGAGAGCCTGTTCATCTACCACAGCGAAGTCTGCATCTGGAAAGACCCAGTCACGGCGATGCAGCGAACGAAGGCACTCGGACTGCTCCACAAGCAGATCGTCAAAGACTCCTGCATGAGCAGGCAGGGCATCCCTGATTACGTCTGCACGTTTCGCAAGCCGGGCGAGAATCTGGAGCCGGTCGCTGGCGAGTTCGATCACTTCGCTGGCGATCATTCGACGTTCCGCAGCGAGGGGCGTTTTTCAATCGACGTGTGGCAGCGTTACGCCTCGCCAGTGTGGATGGATATCAATCCATCAAACACGTTGCAGTATACGACTGCACGCGATGAGGAAGACGAGCGGCACATCTGCCCGCTGCAGCTGGACGTCATCGAGCGTTGTCTGCAACTGTGGAGCAATCCCGGCGACGTTGTTCTTAGTCCATTCGCAGGCATCGGCAGCGAGGGTTATGTAAGCGTAACACAGGGCCGGCGATTCGTAGGCGTTGAGCTGAAGCCGTCCTATTACCGGATTGCCGCTCAGAACCTCGCACGGGCTGAGATGGAATGCAAGCAGAGGAGTCTTTTTTGAGCACGGAAGCAACACTACTCGACTTCGCAACGTCAGAACGCGAACGCGGCATTGTGTCGCAGCTCGACACGAAGAGCATCGCCGCAATCGCTCGCGAGATCGGAATTGCGAGCAGCACTGCACGAGAAGCCGTCGCTCGCGTGCGTCGCCGGGCCGCGAAGCATGGCTACTCACCAGAGCACGACATGACGCGGCCTTGCCCGTCAACGCATTACGTGAAAGGAGTCTCAACACTCTATGACAAAGACGGCAACATCACTCAGCAATGGGTCAAGTCGCAGGCGGACACTGACCGCCTCACTGAACTCGCTGAAGAACTCGCTCGATCAGCTTGCGAAAGCGTTACACCGATCAAGCCAAGCACTCGCAAGACTCGTCAGGTTGATGACAACCGGCTCACCGCATATCCGATCGGTGACGCACACGTCGGCCTTTATTGCTGGAACGAAGACGCAGAGGAAGATTGGAGCTGCGATCATGTCGAAAGCGTCATGCTCGAAAAGTTCGCGGAAGTGCTCGCCGGATCGTCAGACACGGCTGAAGCTCTACTCGTTAATCTCGGAGACTGGTTCCACACTGACACTCCTGAAAACGTCACGCGGCGTAGTGGGCATTCCCTCGACGTCGATACCCGCTGGAGCCGTGTCGTCCGTGTCGGTCTTCGCCTGATTCGTACCATGATTGATTCGTGCCTGCTGAAGCATGAGGAGGTCCGGGTTATCAACGAGATCGGCAATCATGACGATCAGACGGCGGTGATGCTATCAATCTGCCTGGCTGGTATCTACGAGCAGGAGCCGCGTGTTTTGATTGACACGTCACCTGACGTATTTCATTGGCATGAATTCGGCAACAACCTGATCGGCGTGCATCACGGTCACAAGTGCAAGCCGGATCAGCTCTATCGCGTTATGGCTGAGGATCAACGCGAAGCGTGGGGCCGCTGCCAGTATCGATACTGGTACACAGGACACATCCACCATCAACGCACGATCGACATCGGCGGTGCTCAGGTGGAGTCTTTCAGGACAATCATCCCGAAAGACAACTACGCTCAGAGCAACGGCTACCGTGGGCAGCGGTCAATCTGCTCAATCACGCTGGATCGCGAGCACGGCGAGTGTGCCCGCAAAATCGTCAACATCAACAACGGAGTGCAGACATGAATGAGAAGCTGAATCTGGAAGTCGGCAAGAAGTACGTTCGTCGTGACGGTGAGGTTGTTGCTGTCAAACTTTTTGATGGAATGTTGCGAGCCGGTGAATGGTACTACTTCAAAGACGGTATATGTGCCGGCTTTCCCTCTAACGACGACAAGACGATCGTTGCGGAGTACACGGAAGATGATCCGGACGGAGATGTCACGCTGTGTGATGACGTCGCGGAAGAGATCGTCATCGAGCCGGGAGCACTCGTGCCGCCTGAGCATCTTTGGGCGGCTCGGAAGATGTTTCGCGACGGTGTCGAGTTCTTCATCACCGCAAAGGGAAACGGGACTGATAGAGGTTTTTTATTGGCGGCTGATCTTGAGTGGCACTGGGACGACTCTAGATTCTATGTCAGACGTGGTCCTCGCGATGCATGGCTGAAGGCTGACGCAGAGCCCGAAGCAACTCCGTCCATCGAGCTGGAAGTCGGCAAAACCTTCCTCACTCGCGAAGGCTATGTTGTCGAGATCAATGAGCAACTTGACGACTCCGAAGCGTATGATTTCTTGGGATCGAATCTCACGCTCATGGACGATGATGAATATACGGCGGACGGACACTACTTCTCAGATTGC